TTATGGTAGCATAGAATCGTTATTTGACGATGTGTTAGGATGTAGAATCTTTGCCACATCAAGCACATCATTATCATCAAGATTGGTGTATATATTTGCCGTTAGGGATATGTCAGAGTGCCCCATTAGCTTTTGAGCCATACGGATGTCAATTCCTTTTCGTGCTAGGTTAGTGCAATATGTATGTCTGAGACAATAAGGCACGAGATCGGGAGCGACTGGATAAGGTGGTAACAGCTCATTGCGATACATCTTGCATCCCATCGCAATATTTAACTGTCTTTTGAATGATTTCCATAGTCTATTCCTATTATCTAGTGTGATTTTCCCTTTAGAACCATAGCAAGCTACATACTCAAAGGGTGGTGTATCTTTGATTAGATCGTACAGGCTCGGAGGAATTGGGACAACCCTATCGGCATTAACTGTTTTGGTGCCTCGGATATGTAGTAGTGGAATACCATCTTTTAACATGATATCCATACCCTTTACCTCTGCAGACTCCGACGGACGGCAACCACAATATAGCATTAGGAGGAATAAATAGAACCGTCTATCGGTTTTCGCTACTTCTCTGATATATCTATCCTCTTTCTCTGTAATCGCTCTACGATGCAATTTTGTGCCTTGTGGCTTAACTATATACTTTGCTGGATTGTCGACAATCAGATGATTTTCTACAGCCTTTGAAAAGATAAAATTTAAGGCCTGGTATACCTCATCTATTTGTCTCTTCGATTTTCCTATCTGCATATTAAGGACGTTTTGACAGTGAAGAGGCTTGACTGATTTTAACTGCATACTTCCTATATGATCTAGCACACACGACTTTACTCTAGATATATACTTCTGACGAGTCAAATCGCTCTGTCTTGTCTTATAAGTCTCGATTGCTTGCATTGTCCAGGCACTAACTAAAGTCGTGCCAGCGAGGGTGATTTTGCCCTCCTCGATGTCACGAACCTTGTTTGTGTACTTCTGAATCAGCTGAAACTCTGTGTCGGCTCTTACGACATACCGAACTCCGTCTATTCTAAAATATTTTTCGTATTTATATTTCTTCGGCATACGTACCTCCTTGATTTTGGGTACAAAAATACCCCTCTATTTGACATTAAGGAGCTGTAATGCTACAATTTGAGTACGAATCGGTTGTATATTACAGCCTATGCATTGCCCTCGGTTTAGGTCGAGGGCTTTGTTATTTTCTTTTAGACCTAAGATAAGCCTTGAATTTTTCAATCTCTTTTAATTCCTCTGTAGTCCAATTATCTTCATCGGACACAAGCTGTTCGATTGTAACGCCTAGAATCTCTGCAACCCTTTTGGCGTTGTATATAGATGGACTGACTGTGCCATCCTCCCACTTCTGAATTGTTGTAAATGATTTATATCCAAGATTTTCAGCTAGAGTCCTTTGAGATACTCCTTTTAATCTTCTATAGTATCTAATTTTATCTTTAAACATTGCTAGATACTCATTTAAAACATTGAGATTGTTGAGTGGAATACACCAACACACTCACCTATTACAGTCATCCCCTCGGCATCGGTTACAATCGGCTCATAGTCTGCGTTGCATGGGTTGAGTATGATTGTATCCTCTTGCCAAAATACCTTTTTGAGCACTGCCTCACAATCGGAGTTTATTCTTACTGCATAAATTTTGCCATTCGTATAGTCATAAGTCTTTTTGATAAAAGCTAAATCACCGTTAAATATCCCAGCATCAATCATGCTATCACCACGGACACGCACGCAAAAATCTGCTTTTACTGAGCTATCTATGAAAAAGTGTCCTTCGAAGTTCTCCTCACACCAGGTTCCTTCGCCAGCACAAATATCGCCTAGAATTGGTATAGGGCGAGAAGCTGGCGTCAATAGGTTTGTTATACCTGTAACATCGGGTTCGCTTGAGTGGTCGTTCATAAGGTCAGACCTGTTTATATGAAAGAATCTGCATATTTCATCTACTCTATCCATTCGAGGTGTCTTATATCCGTTGCACCAATTATTTACAGATGTAGGTGAAACATTTAGCTCTTTTGACAATTCATTTTGGGATATTCTGTTAAGGTCCATATAGTATCGTAAATTCTTAGCAAAGACTTCATTAAACTTCTTTTCAAATTCGATATTATACATATAACATCCTCCTTTTCGCCAATTGTAAACTATAAGTTTCAAAAATGCAACACGAAAATTAAAAAATATAAACTTTTAGTATTGACATAAACTCTAAGTTGATATATACTTCAGATATAACCAAGCGAGGAGGTGAGAAAGTGACAGGCAATTTTCAAATCAGTTTAGCCGCCGCAAGGGTTAATGCTGGAATGACACAGGACGATGTAGCTAGAGAAATGCACATCAGCAAGCAAACTATTGTGAATTGGGAAAAAGGGAAAGTATCACCCAAGACAGCACAATTAGACTTCCTATGTAGGCTTTACCGTATTTCCCAAGATTATATTTTTTTACCCAAACTATAAACTTTAAGTTGATAGTTTGGTGCAAAGAGAAAGGAGGAAAGAATGGCAACCATCCAAAAGAAAGCAGTCGCACATGTAGACACAAGTGCCCATAGGGAGCTTATCGAAACTATCAAGCAGAAACTAGAAGAAGCCAGCTCATTGATGGATGAACTAGCTTCTACACCACTAGAAGTCAAAATCGAAATCGAGTGACACGAAAGGAGAACGCATGAAAGACTACATAAAAGAATTAGAGGGGATAACTTACCTCGAGTGGCAAAAGTTAAAACACGAAATTGACTTACGCTTTGAAATAAAAAAGAGCCAGCTACTGAACAAAGTTGAGCTGACTCTTGATTGTCCTAATCATAAACAATCTGAATGTGAATAGGATTGATTCGATACACTTTACCCTTATATCGAATCTTCAAATAGTCAAGTTGATACATTGTGTCTGCTACCTCTTTATGAATGGGAGACCAAATGCTCGCATTTTCTTCCCACCATGTACTAGGGGATGTGCCATAATCGACCATCACACAGTCGGGGTCGTCATTCAAGCATACCCAATTACCAACGAGACAAGCGTAGATATTAACCATATAATCACCTCCTTTCGAGGAGATTATATCACGGAAAGGAGTCGCCTATATGACCAAAACACAAATCAAACGAGAATTGCTACAAGGCAATGATGGAGCAATCCTAATCAGCATCAGCAAAGTGGCAGAGCTCACAAAGATGGGTCGAGATAGGGCAAGAGATATGCTAAAAGACTTGCAATACGACCCACGAGGAAACGCAAAAATGTACTATGTGGACGAAGTCGCAGAAGTCTTCGCAGAAAGGAGGACACTATGAAAATTAAATCAGTTATACCACCGACACTATTTATAAGTACAGTAATCGCTCTGAACGGCCTAGCAACGGCAATAGACACACCTCAAGTATATCAGCAGACGGAATACAAAGTCGTTAGCAATATACAGATTGATGTTAAAGGAATCTCAAATGAAATGATTGACGACATAGCCGTTAGAAGTGGAGTAGACCCTAACATCGTTAAGGCAATCATCAAAGAGGAGTCTAACGGCAATCCTAATGCAGTAGGCGATAATGGAGAATCAATCGGCTTAATGCAGATACAACCAAAGCACCACAAAAAGCGAATGGCAGAACTAGGAATCGTCAATCTGTACGACCCACAAGAGAATGTCATTCTAGGATGTGCCATCTTATCAGACCTCTACGACAAGTACGGTAACTACGAGGACGCATTATCGGTTTATAACTCAGGCAACACCGAAGACGGCAAAGCATACGCAGAAAGGATATTGAGCAAATAATGGACAAAATGTATATCGAATATCTCAAAGAAAAAGACCGCAAGGCAAGGGAAAGGCTGGAGGGATATATCAACACTTTTATATCTCTTGATGAATCGAGAGAGGTTCTAAGAGTGAAACACGAAGAAATCGGTGACCGAGTTATCCTTGTGATCTATGACAGAAATAACCAAGTTTTAGACAAAATCAATGTGACAGGAAATAGCATACACGCAACCATGACAGAGTTTTATCGCTACATGGCAAAGGGGGAAAAGTGCTTTGGACTAATTGCAATGCAAAGGAGCAAGACATGTTAGACACAAAAAAAGACACTCCGAAGAGTGCCACAAACCACAAACATCATATCATAGAAAATCGCTTGTTGTCAATTCTAACCGACAAGCCAGCCTCTAAAAATTACTTAATCAGTATGGTGGGCGAAAATGAGCGAACAATAAGGAAGTGCATCCACAATCTTCGCAAGCAAGGGTATCCGATATGCTCTTCGGCAAGTAGTCGAGGCTATTGGCTAGGAACAAAGGCAGATGTGACGGCCACAGCAAATGAAATGCGTTCGAGAGCCTACGAACTACTTAGGACAGCGAACACGATGGACCGAATAGATCCTAATCAGATAGGAATTGAGGAGGTACAAAGTGAGTGCTAAGATGCTGACCTTTGACAGCCGAGAGGATTGGCTCAAGGGTCGAACGAGAATCGGTGGCTCAGACGCAGCTGCGATTCTAGGACTTAACCCATACACAGACAATCAAAAGCTATGGGCGATTAAGACTGGCAAAGCAAAGGCTGAGGACATTTCAGACAAACCTTATGTCATATACGGAACTAATGCAGAGGCACCACTAAGAGAGCTCTTCGCACTTGACTTCCCAGAGTTCCAAGTCGGATACAAAGAAAACAACCTCTTTGTGAACGACAAACATCCATACGCACACGCAAGCCTTGACGGATGGCTAAAAGATCAAGACGGAAAGATGGGCGTGCTGGAGATTAAAACGACCGAAATACTCAAGTCGATGCAGAAAGAGAAGTGGAAGGACAAGGTCCCGGATAACTACTATATCCAGCTCATTCATAACATGATGGTAACAGAGTTCGACTTCGCAATACTAAAGGCTCAGCTCAAATACAGTTACAACAATGATGTCTTCTTACACACAAGACACTATCGAATAGATCGAGACGATGTGCTGGAAGATATAGAGCTACTCAGCTCAAAAGAATCGGAATTTTGGAAGTACATAAAGAGCGAAACAAGACCACCTCTAGTGCTACCACAGATATAAGCCACAAACCAATTTATTTAATTAATCAAAAGGAGAACAAAATAATGGAATTAAGAATCAACACATGGAAATCACCAGAAGTCATCGACTTTAACTTCGAGGAACTCAAAGAGGAAATCACAAACAAGTCGGCACTTTATAAGAACATGGTGTACACCGACGAAACAATCAAGGATGCAAAGTCTGACAGAGCACTGCTCAACAAATTTAAGACAGCACTTGAGGACAAGCGAAAAGAGGTGAAAAAGCAGTGTCTTGAACCTTACAACCAGTTTGAGAAACAAATCAAGGAGCTTGTCGCAATCATCGACGAACCGGTCAAGCTAATTGGTGAGCAGATAACAGAATTTGAGGACAGAGAGAAAGCTGAAAAGCACGAGCAGATCATAGAGCTATTTAACAAAGCTGGTTTTCAGTCATTCGTCACACTTGAGCAGATATACGACCCTAAGTGGCTCAACAAGTCCGTTAGCCTAAAATCCATCGAGGAGGAGCTGACAAACACTGTATATCGTATCGGACACGATGTAACAACAATCAACTCACTAAAAGAGTACAGCTTTGAGGCACTTGAGCACTACAAGAAGACACTTGATCTTGCTGGTGCAATTGCAGAGGGTCAGAGACTTGCAGACATTCAGAAACGCAAGCTAGAGCACGAGGCTGAGGTCAAGGCTAGAGAGGAGCTAGCTAAGAAACAAGCCGAGGAAAGAGCAAAGGCAGAGACCGAGGCGAATCTACATGAAGAATCTGAAGAGGTTTCTGAGGAAGAACCACAGCAAACAGTCGAAGTCAAAAGGCAGTGGATCAAGTTTGTTGCTTTGTTATCCAAAGACGATGCACTAGCACTCAAAGAGTTTTGCGACAACCGAGGTATCGAGATCAAGTCAATAAAGTAGGTGGCGAAATGATTGAATATAACCAAGTCAAAATCGGACAGAGAATCAAGCAATTGCGAAAAGCAATGAGAATGTCACAGCAAGCACTGGCAAGAGCTTGCCGCCTATCGCAGACAACTGTGTGCAATATCGAAAACGGAAATACATTCCCAAATATCACAACACTACTAGAGCTATCGAATTTCTTCAATCGCAAAGTGTCTTACTTGCTTTGTGAGGACGATAGCGAAACAGTTACACCAAATTCAATGAGTTTATAAAAACAAAGGAGAACAAAACAATGGCAGTACAGAACAGTTTATCAAAGCAGAATAGCAGACTAGGAATCGGAGCTTATCTATCACAGGACGCAGTAAGGAAGAAGATTAATGAGGTAATCGGTGGCGAAAATGGACAGCGACTAATCACTGCGATCGTATCGGCAACCACTCAGAACAAAGACCTACAGGCTTGCACAAATCAGTCGATACTCAGTGCTGCACTTGTCGGAGAAAGCCTAAAGCTATCACCATCACCACAGCTAGGACAATATTACCTTGTGCCTTTTAAGAACAACAAGACACGCACTACAGAGGCACAGTTCCAGCTAGGATACAAGGGATATATCCAGCTAGCTCTTCGCAGTGGCTACTATAAGAAACTCAATGTCATGGCAATCAAAGAGGGCGAGCTTGTTAGCTTTAACCCACTTGAAGAGGACATCGAAGTCAACCTCATTCAGGACGAAAGACAGAGGGAAGAGGCAAGAACGACAGGCTACTATGCAATGTTTGAATACCTCAACGGCTTTAGAAAGGCTATGTACTGGAGCCGTGAGAAGATGGAGTCACACGCACTCAAATACTCAAGAGGCTATCAAGCTAAAAAAGGTTTTACATTCTGGGAAAAGGACTTTGACGGAATGGCATATAAAACCATGCTAAGACAGTTAATCAGCAAATGGGGAATTATGAGCATCGAAATGCAGACAGCTTTTGACAACGATATGGCTGTAATCCACGAGGATGGCACAAAGAACTATGTTGAAAGCGATGACAGCTACTTCAATAACCAAGCTGAAGTCGTAGAAGTAGAGGCTGAGGAGGTAGTCGAGGAAGGACCAGCTCCAGCACTAGAACCAATCGAAGTACCAACAGAAATACCAACAGAAGAAAGCGACATTGCTGACACCCTCTTCAACTAGTAAGGAAAGCGAGGAAATACAATGAATAATGTGATACTAATCGGCAGACTAACAAGAGACGTGGAGTTAAAATACACCACGTCTCAGATGGCGGTCGCAACATTTACACTTGCAATAGACAGACCGACAAAGGCTGATAAAGAAAAAGAAACCGACTTCCCGAGGATAAAAGCCTTTGGGAAGACGGCAGAAAACTGCGAGAAGTACCTTGCTAAAGGAAGAATGGTAGCAGTACAGGGTAGCATACAAACTGGTAGCTATGAGGACAAAGACGGAAAGCGAGTGTACACCACTGATGTGCTAGCTAATCGTGTTGAGTTCCTAGAGTGGGGAGATAGACCACAGAGCAACGGACCAGCAAATAGTGGAGCACAGACAAATAGCTTTAATGCTGGAGACGTGCCAGACAACTTCCAAGCATTAGACGAGGATGTGCCATTCTAGGCATTTAATGAGGACGCAATATGATAGTTTTCGAAATGTGGGGAAAACCACAAGGCAAAGCTAGAGCGAGAACGTTCTACAACCATCGTCTAGGGCGTTCTCAGAGCGTCACACCGACAAATACAGTGCTTTATGAGAATTACATCAAAGAGTGCTATAAGGCGACTGAAAGTAGCGAATTTTGGTTCGACAAAGAGCCGTTGGCGATGAAAATCGTGGCACTCTTTGAAATTCCTAAGAGCTTTACGAAAAAGCAAAGGGCAGACATAGAGAACGGACTACTTTATCCAACGAAAAAGCCGGATGCTGACAACATCGCAAAAGTCGTGTGTGATGCACTGAATGAAGTCGCCTACAAAGACGATACGCAAGTCATAGATTTGCACATACTGAAATTTTACACAACACAAAGACCAAGAGTGATAGTCGAGATTAAGAGATATGAGCAAGAGACTGAACGGATTTATCAAGATCCATAGAAAAATTCTAGATTGGGAATGGTACTCAAATGCAAGTGTAAAGATTGTATTCTTTCACTTGCTATTGACAGCAACCTACAAAGAGAGCAGTTACAAAGGAATAAAGCTGTTTCCAGGGCAAGTAATATTGAGTACACGAACACTTGCACAAGCCACAGGACTAAGTAGGCAAAATGTGAGAACTGCATTATCAAATCTTGAATCGAGTAATGATATAAAAATCGTGTCAAATGGTGGTTTTTCAACGGTTACAATCAATAATTGGGAACTTTATCAAGTGACCGAACAGCTAACCCACAAATTAACCCACCAATCAACCCACAAGCTAACCCACAAGCTAACCCACAATGCAATCGCTGAAAGTGTTGGAAATGGTGAGGTACAGACGATGGACAGTGAACAGCTAACCCACGAACTAACCCACGACTTAACCCATAAACTAACCCACGAACTAACCACATCTAAAGAATATAAAGAATATCAAGAAAGTAAAGAAGATGTAATAGATAAGTGTGTGTATATGAATAACTCTATTAAGGGAGAGGGCCAACGAGAAAACACACACCCATTTGGTGAATTTTCAAACGTATTTCTGACAGACGATGAGTATGCAAGGCTGACATCAAAGTACATGCGTGTGGATCAATTAATTGACAAGGTGAGCATATGGCTGACGGAACACACACGAAAAAATCACTACGCAGCATGTCTTACATTTGCTAGGAATGATGAGTGGGAGAAACGAAAGGATGAGCCTAAAAGGGGGAAGTCGGAGGCAAAAGAAAAGCCACTGACTGAAGAGGACAAAAAACGACATCACGAAATGGCAAAAGAGGTTCTAAAGAATCTCAAAAGCATA